CGAGAACAAACGCGCACACCGTGTCCGATCGACCCCGACCGAATCCGCACCTCTTCCCGCTTCGTGTTCTCCTCGGACACGAACCCGCGAACGAAGCGATCAAGGCCGCCGCCCGGCGGCACATGGCGCTCCTCGCGTCGGACGCCGTGTGGTTCGACGAAGACGAGTTCGATTCGTTCATGGAGACGGTCGACCATCTCAAGATCGAAGACGGGCATGAACTCTCGGGCGAACCGATCACCCTCCTTCCGTGGCAAGCATGGGTGTACGGCTCCCTCTTGTCGTGGAAGAAAACGAGCAACGGCGGGCGCTTCATGAAGCGCGTCGCGGTCGAGGTGGGACGCGGCGCCGGGAAGACGACGGCGTCGGCTTCGCTCCTCCTCCACCTCGCCCGCGTCGGTGGGAAGTCGGAACTCCATGTCATAGCCAACACGGTTCCCCAATCGACCATCGCGTACACGGCGATCGGCGAATGGGCGCGGTCGGCGTTCGGCGACTCCCGCGACCCCGACGCTTCGGACACCGCCGAGTTCAATGTGACCGAGCGCAAGATCGCCCACAACTACACGGGGTCGACCATCACCCGGCGGGCGGCGAAGAACGCGAGTCTTGACGGCTTGAAGGGTTCGTTCCTCGTCGACGAAACCTCGGAGATGACGGGGTCGTGGTTGAAGAAAATCACCTCCGCCTTGCCGAAGCAACGCGACGCCTTCCTCTTGTCGATCACGACGCCGGGCGGTCAAGAACTCGGCGTCGACTCTCCCTACTATGTCTTCACGCGCATCCATCACGAAGCGCTCGAAGAGGAGCATTGGGAAGAGATGGGCGTCGGCTCGTTCTTTTTCGGCCTCGATCCCGAAGACGATTTCGAAGACGAATCGGTTTGGCGGAAGGGACAACCTTCGCTTGACCATGTCATTCCGATCGAGTCGTATCGCGCGGCGCTCCTCGATTGCAAGGCTAGCGGTCGCGAATCCGACTTCGTCCGGTTCCAACTCTCGACCTACTCGACGCTCGACTCGCCGTGGCTCGTCGGGGACATGTGGGATCGGTCGCTCGAAACCGTCGACGGTCCCGGCCCCGACGACGCCGTCGTGATTGGGTTGGATTTTTCGCGGAGTTTCGATGTCACCTCGGGATGCGCGATGTGGTGGGACGGAAAGAAACTCCGCGCGGTGTGGCGTCATTGGGTCATTCGGAAACTCAAAGGCGACATCAAACGCGACTACCAACGATTCCTCGACGATTGGCAACGCCGCGAGAATGTCGTCGTGTGCGACCATTCGGTCCAATACCATTCGATTCGGGAATGGTTGTGGGACATGAAGAACACGACCCGGCTCCGCCGTGTCGGCTACGACGCGCTTTCGGGGATGCACACCGAACTCGGCAAATGGGGAAGCGTCGACGAAAAGTACAACCCGGCGACGATGCTCCCGATGGCGCCGGTACCTCAAACCGTGACCACCTTCGGCCCGGCGACCTACCTCGTCGAAGGGATGTTGCGCTCGGGCATCTTCAAGCCTGCCGACGATCCGGTCGTGAACTACTCGGTTTCGAATGTCCAACTCGAAGAGAATGTAAACGGCGACCGTCGCCCGTCGAAGGTGCGATCGTCCGGAATCATCGACCCCGTCGTCGCTATGTGCATGGCGGCGCATGTCCTCATCGTTGAGGAGATGACGGAACCGGGGGCCTACAACGACGACGCGGAGATCGCGGTTTGATGAATCTACGAAGGCTTTTCCGGTGGCCTCGGGCGAATGTCGCGGGCGGTGGGGGGATCTCCTTCATCCCCGATTATGCGGGGGCGCCTCGAATCACGGCGTCGACCATCAAGACCGACCCGATTCAAGCGCTCAACTACACGCCGGTCGCCCGCGCGATCTCTTCGATCGCGGTCGACCTCGCGCGGTGTGGCCTCGTCATTCAAGAGCGCGACGGGTGCGGGTGGACCAATGAAGAGATGCCGGGCGATCTCTCGTTCGTACTCAATGACGAGCCGAACGAGTTTCAAACCGCAACCGACTTCCTCGGTTGGATCGTCAACCAATGCTTGCTTTACGGCAACTCGTTTGCGCTCATCTCGCGGCGGGGTGCGGAGGTGGAACAACTCATTCCCCTACGCTCGCACGAAATGCAACTCCTCGTCGACTCCGAAGGCCGGTGGTTTTACAACTCCTCGGAATGGGGCCGCCTTCCTCCCGAGGATGTCTTGCACATGCGGGCGCCACAATACAAGCGGGTCGGGTGGGGAGACTCCCCGACGGCGCTCGCGGCGGAGTCGATCGCGCTCGGTATCTTGATGGATCAAGGCGCCGTCGACGCATGGCGTACACCCGGCCTTGCCAAAGTAAAGATTGAAACGGAAGAGGCCGTCGGCGCCGATAAGGTTCGAGCGATCCAAGAGTCGTTCACCTCGGTACATGCTTCGCGAGAAGGCGTCCTCAAACCGATCGTCGTTCAAAACGGTTCGTCGGTCGACAACATCGGATCGAACCTTTCCGAAATGGAATGGAGCGTTGGTCGTCGGGAGATCATCGCCGACATCGCCCGCGCCTTCGGCATCCCGCCGTTCGTTCTCTTCACCGAAACGACGGCGTCATGGTCGGAGGAGGAATCCCGGATGTACGCGGACGGCTTGGGACAATGGGCCTTCCGCCTTGCGACCGAGATGTCGAACAAACTCTTAGACGACGCCGACACCCGCATTCGCTTCGACACCTCCCGCCTCTTGCGCGGCGGTTTCTCCGAGACCATGTCGGCTTATCAAATCGCGATCCAATCCTCGATCATGACGCCGAACGAAGTTCGACTCGAACTCGGGCTTGGAACCGAAGAGGGTCTCGACGAGTTCTTCGCGGGTCCGAACATGATGACGGGCGACGGTGATCCCGATGAGGCCGAAGAAACCGAAGAGGCCGAAGACACCGAAGCCGAAACCCCGAGCGAAGGATTTGACGATGCCGCATATTGAAACCCGAATGGCGTTCAACGCAATCGAAGCGGACGACCGGACAATCACCGGCATCGCCGTTCCGTACGGTGAGTCGTCGCGGATGATCGTCGGCGAGCGGGCGAGGCCGTTTCGCGAAGTCTTCAACCGCAACGCCGCGAAGACCGGACCCGATACGGTCTTGATCACCAATCACGACCCCGCGTCGATTCCGCTCGCCCGCGTCGGCGCCGGTACCCTTTCGTTCGAGCAACGACCAAACGGCTTGCACCTCCGCGCAAGCCTCCCCGAGTCTCGCCCCGAAATCCGCGAAGCGGTCGCACGAGGCGACATTGATTCCTTTTCGGTCGGCTTTATCGTCGACGACGATGGCGACTCTTGGAAGCATCACAAAAGCGGATCCGTCCGCACCATTACTTCGGCCACGGTGGTCGAAGTGTCTCTCGTTTCGCATCCGGCGTATCCGGGTGCGCGAATCTCCGGAAGCAACAAATGAGCCTTTCCGATCTCCGCAAGACCGCGAACGAAACGCGCGGCCGGATCGAAGCAATCCTCAAGACCGACGGCGAACTCGGTCCGGATCTCGTCTCCGAACTCACCGACCTCGAAACCCGAATGGTCGAAACGAACACCGCCATCGAGCGCGAGGAACTCATCGCTCGAACTTCGGCGCTCGTCGAGAATGTCGAACCGACCTACACGCCGGACAAGCGTCGCGGAAACGCCGCCGCCGCCCCGCGTGAAGTCACCGACGCCGATCGTTGGGAAGCCGTCGCGAACCGCGCGCTTTCCCGTCTCGGTCTCGAAGCCCGAGCGGATGACACTCCGCTTTACGGCTACACCGCCAACGGCAACGACGGCGACTCCCTCATCCCCGTCGACCTGCAAGACATGCTCCTTCGCATCGCCCCGAATCTTTCGGCGGTGAGAAATGCGGCGACCGTCCGGTCTTTTAGCGTTGATGCGGAGATTCCCGTCGTCGCCAACCGTGCGAGCGTTGCAACCATCGTTAGCGAAGGGTCGGCCTTCGCCGATGTCGCTCCCGAGTTCGACCGCCTTCGCGTGAAGAACTTCAAGACCGCAACCGAAACCGTCTTCTCGATCGAGTTCCTCGCGGACAACCGTGGCGGCGCGATGGAGGAGACCATGCGGCAGCACATGGAAAACCATGCGCTCGGGTGGGAAACCTACTACGCTTCCGCCTCGCCGACGCTCGGTGCGACTCGCGTCGCCCCCGAGGGAATCCGCGCTTCCAAGACGACCATCGACGCCGCGTTCGATTGGGCGCCGATCAACGACGCCGACGGCGCCGGTGCCGATCTCGCGGCGACGGCGACCACCGAGAATCTCATCAAGGTCATCAACGCGCTTCCGGGCAAGTTCCGAAACGGAACGAAGCATTGGATCATGTCGCCCGCGTTCCACGCCGCGCTCGTCGGCGGCCTTGACGCGCAAGACCGCTTCGCGTTCTTTGCGCAGGCGACCGGCACGGCGCAGAACAACCCGCTTTCCGTCGGCACGGCGCTCGGCTTCCCGATCCTCCTTTCGGATTCGATGCCCGCGACCTACACCGACGGCGATGTCGCTTGTGTCCTCCTCGACCGCGAATCGTACATGATCGCGGACCGATCCGGCTCGATGCAAACCCAACTCGACCCGTTCACGGGTGGCGCGTCGGGTCTCATCAAGTTCCGATCGTGGATGCGTTCCGATGGTCTTTGGACCAACCCGGCCCGCTCCGCTCGTCTCACCTTCTGACCCCGGGGCGTTGGCGGGGGCTTCGGCCCCCGCCTCCCCGGCCTCGGAGCCTTCGCGATGTTCGTCCCCACACGCCTCCACAACCAACCCTTCACCCTTGCGGAGTTCCGAGACCATGTCGGGATCGACTACACCGACGACGACGCCGCCTTGACGCGGGCGCTAGACTCGGCGGCCTCGATGTGGGAGACGAACACGAACTTCTTTCTTCGCGCGACTACCGCGCTTTTCGATCTCGATTTCGTCGAGAACACGATCCCTTCCGCCAATGTCCCTTCGTCGGTCACGGTCACGAAGCGGTCGATCTCGGACGGCACATCTTCGACCGATTCCGATCGTTGGGAGATCGGGCGAGGCTCGGGCATGTGGACCGTACGCCTCGCTCCCGGAAAGTCGTTCGATTCTTCGTACCGTTACGAGGCGACGCTATTGCTTGCGGCGCCTGCGGTCATGCCGCCGGAGGTAAAGGCGGCGGTGTTCGGCCTCGGGCTTCACCTCTTCCGGCACCGTGGCGTCGGTGAGGAAGCCGCATTCGCGACGGTGCCGTATTCCGTCCGGGCGATCCTCGGCAACTATCAACGGGGTTCGATTTGAGTCGCGGACGCTTTACGCACTACCTTTCGTTCTACTCGCCGATCCCTACGACGGATGGCGCCGGGCAAGTGTCGCTCGGCTATGTCTTGTCGTTCAATGTTCGCGGCGACTTCCTTGTCCGCTCGTCGGTCAAAGGCGAAACCAATCTCGCGACGCCGGGCGAGATGCGGATCGCTTCGATCCGGATTCCGTACAACCGAAAAGTTCGCGTCGATTGGCGGGTGTCTTTCGAGGGAACCACATACGAAATCCGGGGCCTTCGCGACCCCGACGGGCGCCGGGTCTTCCTTGATCTCGAAGCGGAGATCGTCGACGGATGAGATACGACGAGCGCGGCATCATGCAAGCGAAGCGGGAGATCGCCCGCAAGGGTGGACCCGTCGCGGAGGCGATGGTCTCGTCGATCTATGTCCCAAGGGATGAGATCGCCAAACTCGCCGCGCAAAGCGCCTTCGCCGTTGAGAATGTCGCAAGCGACGCCGCCCCGTTCGTCTTCAAACCGACCAACGATCGCGCGCGGGCGATGTCCACCATCGGCATCAAGTCACGCAACCGGAAGAAAGGATTCACGCGGGCGCAATACTTCAAGCGTCGAGGCGGCGGGAAGTTCGCTATCGAGCATCCGCCCGCGTTGACGAAGAGCGGCAAGCCTCGCAAGCAACGCTTGCACTACGGGCAAGACTTGGCGACAAAGGTGTATTTCGAACGGACGAAGACGAACAAGAAAGGCGAGACGAAAACGACTCGGACCCGCGTGCGGAGTTACACCACCGCAATCAAGCAAGGGTCGCCGTACACGGGCGGGGCGAGGATGTACAAAGGAAGCCTTACGATGTTCGCCGCGATCGACAAGTCAAAGTCGTATTGGCTATTTCTTTCGAACATGTGGAACGCCCGCTTCAAGCCGAACTTTTCGCAAAGCGGATACAAGTACGGAAACGAGTTCATGTCGCGAGCGCTCGAGCGCACACGCGCGGAAGTCACGAAGAGGATCGCTTTCGGATTCGCGAAGGCGGTCGAAAAGGGTTCACGGCTTCGCGCCGCCGATTGGGAGTCGTACCGATGAGCAACCGACAAGAACTCGCAACGGAACTTCGGACGGCGCTCGCGACGCTCGGTATCCCGGTATCGGCGGACCTCCGCGACCATGCGTCGGACATCCCGGCGATCATCTACGCGATCTCCGACGACGAGTACACGCGAAGCGCGGCGGCCTCCGGTCCTCCGATCTTTTCGTCGGTGATCATCACGGCGCTTTCGATGTCAAGGCTTGACGCCGAAACGCTCGCGCTTGGCGTCCGCTCGGCGATCGCGTCTTCGACTTTGAACGCCTCCCACATCGCGGTCGATGCCGACACCTTCACGCGGGGATCGGATTCGACCCCGGTGTATACCTCCTCATCGACCTACACCATCGTATCGACCCAAGACCAAACCCCCGCCGGATAAGAACCATGGCGACCGCATTCAACGGTACCGACCTCACCTTCAACTCGACCGCGCTTCAAATCACCGACCTTTCGTACTCGTCGGGCGCCGTCCCTCGTGTCGATGTCACCTCGGCGTCGTCTTCGTTCCGTCAATACCTCGCGGGCATCCCCGAGGCGTTTTCGGTGACGACGACCGGCCTCGTATCGCCCGGGAATGTCGGCGACTCGTCTACCTTTTCCGGTGGCCCGGTGACTCCGACCGGGACATACCGGATCGAGTCGGTCGAAGTGTCGGGTTCGCTCGATGCTCCGATGTCGTACACGACCACCTTCGTTCGGACGGCTTGAACCATGCGACTTCTCACGGTGCAAGACATGGTCGACATATCGCAAGTCGACGAGGCGTACCAAATCCCCGAGGCGATCGCCCGATGTACGGACAAGACACGCGAAGAGGTGTTGGCGATGACGCTTCCCGAGTTCAACAAGGTTCGCGACGAGGTGGTCCGGGCGAATGGCCTCGGGTAGTTGCTACCGTAGCCGTCGCCTTGCACATCTCACCGAACGAAGTTCGGGCGATGCTTTGGGTTGACTTCCGCGAGGTAGTTCGGCAAATCGGCGGCAAGGTACCAATGACGCAAAACGAAATCGAAGACACCATTCGGAGATGGGCCGCTCATGGGTAAGACAACCGCTACCGTCGGCGTCAAACTTGACACCGGCACCTTCAAGAAATCACTACAAGCGGTTTCGGGTGGGATGCCCAAAGGCGCCGGGGGCTTCGGTATGTCCGGGCTTGCGGGCGCCGCCGGTGGCGCCGCCGTCGCCGGAATCCAAACCCTTTTCGGTTGGATCAAAGACTCCTTTTCGTTTCTCCTTCAAGCGTCGCCGGAACTCGAAAGAGCGCTCAACTCGTTGAAGTCGGCCTTCAAGGATTTGGTCGGACCAACTATTGATCAAATCGTGATTTCCGCCCGTAAGTTCTTTGACATGGCAAAGAACGAAATCGGCGACCTCACCCGCGACCCAATGTCGTATCTCGAAGAGGTGGCATCGGGCGCAACGATTGCGGCGAGGCGATCGGTTGGCATCGACGACAACGAGGCCCGAGCGCTTACCGACCAAATCGGAACCTCGGTGGGAACCGCCGTGGGCAAGTTTGTCGGCGGTCAACAAACCGCCACCGAGGCGGCGGGTGAGGCGCTTTGGGCGATCGGATTCCAAGTCACGAAGGCGGTAGTCCAATGACGGCGACTTTCTACGACACGACCGACTCGAAGGCACAACGGACCCCGCTCGGGTTGCGTTGGACCCTCACCTTTTACGGCAAGTTCGACGGGGTCGACAAGCCGGTCGACGCTAAAGACGCGCTCGACAAGGCCGACGGAACTTCGGGCGGGTTTCGGCCCGGGCACAAGTTCGTTCCCCCGCCGGGCATCCTCACGCCGTCGGGCTTCGGTATCTATGTCGTCGTCTCCGCCAACGCGAGACACGCGCCGAACTCGAACAACGCGGTCGACGAAGTCGTTTGGATTTACGATGTCGAAATCGTCGAGGTGGGCGGCCCCGATTGGAAAGACACCGAACCCGACGCCGTCTTCGAAACATCGGTCGCGGTGACGAATGTTCAAGCGTTCCGCATCCGACCGAACTTCCCGATTGATGCCGAAGACGACGAAACGACGACTTGGTTGAGATGGCATGCGGACTCTACCAACGGCGGAACACTTTCGGGGTACGGTGACATCGGCGGTAATGTGGTCGATTGGGATACGAACCCGATTCAATACGCGCTCCCGATCCGAACTACTACGCTTTCGTTCCTCCGCCCCGCCCAATATTGGGATAATACGACGAATGTCTTTGCGCAAGGCGGCTTGTCCGACGACGACTATGTCGGCGCCCGGAACTTCGAAGACTTCGGTTGGATCGGCGGCGCGGGCGAAGTCATGCTCATCGGCGTGAACCGAACCAAAGTCAACGAAGGAACCGTTCGGTTTTCCTACACCTTCCGAACGCATCCTTGGAAGCACGCCGTACAAGTTCCCCGGTCGGTGTTGGGTAATGTCGACGACCGCACCTTGACTCTAAACGAGTTCCGCTCATACGCGAAGACGGTTTGGTGGTCGCAACCGCATACGCTCGTCACCCAACTAAAGAACGAACTCAACATCACCACCGACGAATGGGACGCGATCGGACTATGACGCTAAAGCATCCCAAACTCAACGGACAAGCGCCCACCTTTTACAAGGTGACGGGGTCGACGCAACTAACGACCGATGTTCCTCTTTGGCGATACGACCTCGAACGAATCAAGATGTCGTTCAACCAAAACACGAAGCCCGTACCCTCTTCGCTTTCGATCCCCGACGCCGACATCGACATTTACGGGTACAACATCCACGAAGTCGGCAACACCGCCGCCCAATGGTTCGGGCAAGACGCGATCGACTTCGAAACCGGCTTCGTATTCGCGCCTTGTCCGGACAACCGTACCGTCATGGGGTACGAGTTTCCGGGGCGCCCGCTTTCGTCTACGGGTGCGGTCCCTCGGTTTGAGCCGTTCGAAGAGAAGCGGGTCGTGTGGTTCGTGTGGGCTAACCAACTCTCGGGAACTTGCCCGGAATGAGTACGACGCGCCGGAAGTGTTGTTGCGACGGTGGAGGCGGCGGCGGCGACCCGTGTCTCGCCGGTCCGGGCATTTGCTTCGAAGCGGATCCGAGCGCGTCGTCGACTACCAACGCGCCGAACGGCAACTTTTCCGGCGGCGCGTTGACGGGCCTTTCGTTGGAGTCGTCGACGCTTTCGTATGTGAACGCGGGAGGCGGCGTCGAGTATTGGGAAGGGACGCTCGACGAGTCGTACAACATCGCCGCAACGACTCGGGGCCTTTCCACCTTCCCCGCGATCTCTCGCTCCGAAACTTGGTTGGTTCGCATCGGTCGCGGAACCTCCACGACGGGCTATATCTCGATCCTCGGCTTGGGCGCGGGTAACTACCTCGAAACGATCAACTCGACGAACGACGACGGATATATCGAGATATCGCAAACTCATTGGGGCCAAATCTCCACCTTCCGAGTTTCGCCCGGCGTCCCGTTCGACATCACCGCTTGCCCGACGCTCCCCCAAAGCGACACCGTCAACTTCAATATCTACCTTCGGCGCGTCTATTACCGAAACACCTTTGGTTCGTATGTCATGGACTCGACGCCGTTCGCGTGGACATGGGGCAACGCGATAACTCTCGACCGTGAGGTGTGGGAATGCACATGATGCGAAAAGTATTACAACGGCTTCGCCTCGGCGACCGCCTCGAATGGTTCCTTCGGAAGACCAAACTCGACCGCTTCGCATCCGACCGTTGCGGTTGTGAAAAGCGAAAAGCGATGCTCAACGGAGACCGCCCGCGATGAACCGTATTCAAGTCTCGACCACCAACACAACGACGCTCCTCGTATCGGCGACAAGCGGCGGTTCGGCGGTTCCCGACGGAACCTCGATCCTCGTTTCGTGTGACTTCCTTTCGTACTCGGAAACGGCAGCAACGACGAGCGGCGAGGCTAGTTTTACCGTCCCCGTCGCCTCGGGTCGGTCGGATCTCGAACTCCTCGACGCAACGGTTCGCGTCGGCACGAATCCGCCGGTGTCGCTTACCTTCGAAACGCAATCGGACGGAGGTTCCTTTACCTCGGCGATCACCGTCTCCGATGAGACCATCACCGTCTACGGCGGAACCGGCGGCGGCGTCGACGATGTCGACACGGCGGGCAACTACCTTCGGTCGACGGGGTCGTGGGTTCTCCACACGCCGACGCCGTTCGCGCCGCTCGACCGCCGCTACTCGAAGAACCTCGACGCGGTGGCGTCCGCCATCGTCGCGGGCGAGGCTTCGGTCCTCGTACTCGGTGACTCGATCAACAACCCGACCCAAGCCGAATACATGCGGACGGGGTACATCGCACAATGGCCCGTCGCTTCGTGGAAGGGAATCGCCCCGGCGTTCTCAACGGGCAACGGCAAAGACAACCTCTTCACCGCCGTCGCCGCGACCGGGGCGAACATCACCGGATACGCAACCTTGAACGGCCCGAACCCGAGCGACACGGATGTCGCGGGAACATGGGCCGAAGGCTTGATGATTCAAGGCGGCGCGTCGATCCTTGCGAACAAGATGTCGGACGGCACCGGCGGCAACACGACCAACAACGCCGCCGACTTCGAACTCTTCCGGGTGACACCCGTCACCACCTCGAAGGATCGCTTCATCGGGCGAACCGACTCGGATACGATTTGGGAAGCCGACGATTTCACCATCCGCTCGGTTTGGTACGCCGTGCAAGCCTGCACGATCCAAGCGAGATACCGAGGCGGCACCTTCGGCGACACGATTGAAGTCGACCATTCGCTTTCCGCCGGTTGGAACATCATCGACGGCGCCGTCGGAAACTCCGCCGACGGAAACAACATGCAATATTCGTCGTGGCATTCGAAGATGGCGAGCGGCGACGAGGTTCAATGTACGAGCGTCCTCGCGTACTCGCCGAGTCGACACGGAATGACGATGTCTTACGCGGGCGGCGGTGGTTGGGGCGTTACCAATCATCGGTACGCCGACAACACGAACGCCGGGGCCGTTCCGGCGGCGGACCCACCGGACGGCGCCCCCGTTTGGTACACGAACGATTCGATCGCTAAGCACATGGAGGCTTGCGCGACTAATGTCGTGATGATTTGGCTAGGGCAAAACGACACCCTTTCCGACTACGAAGACAACATCGCGGGAATCGTCGACCGCTTCGAAGCGATCCGCCCGGGTATGTCGTACCTCATCGTGTCGACCTACGACACCTCCGACACGCGAACGAAGTTCGTCGGCATGGCGAACGCCGCCCGCGACCTCGCCGGATCGGACGGCTACGAGCGCGTCGCCTTCCTCGATCTCAACGCGATGATCTTCGACAAGTACGGGGCGTGGTCGACTTGGAAGGGTGACTTCCTCGATTCAAGCGAGTCGCCCAACGAGGTACACCCGAGGGAAGATGGTTCGCTCGTGTTCGCGGATCTCATGTGGCACGAACTCGCGGAGGTGGCGGGTACCTCCGGGAAGGCGTACGAATACAAGTCGTTTTCGAACGACAACACCGTCGAGCATTGGAACCTCATGGTCGACATCGACACGAGCGGCGGAGATGTGACCATCACCGTTCCGCCCGCGTTGAGTACCGGCGACCAAATGGTCTTCGTTGCCCACGGCGGGAACGCGGCGAAGGTGAAGGCTTCGAACACGACCGACAAGATGAACGGCAAGAGCGCCGGAACCGCCATCCAAGCGACGATCGCCAACGAGGATTACCTAGCGATCCGCGTGATGACCTCGGGCGAGATGCTCGTCGAAAACGCCGTGACGATTGCGGGGTCGTAGTGGACACCAACGAAATCGCTTCCGTGATCTCCGAACTCGGCGACCTCGCCGTCCCCGCCGTGTTGCTCGTACTCGCTCGCGAGTGGCATCGTTTCGACAAGACGATGGCCCGGCTTTCGGATTCCCTCGACCGCCTCGCCGAGCGGGTCGACCGCCTCGAAAAGGATCTCGACACATGAACCGACTCGCGTCCCTCCTCGGCTCCCTCCTCCTCGTCTACGGCCTCGCCGGGTGCCGGGCCTTGCCGACGGGCATCTTCCCCGACCCGGTCGCTACGGGCGATCCCGTGGCCCTACGCGAAGCGGCGATCATCGACCGGGCGAAGGCGTCGGCATACGACGAACTCGCCTCGGTGGCGGAAGGCCGGTGGGCCTCCATCTCCGACACCGCCCAACGGGCGGCGGAGACCATCGGGGCGCCTGCGGCCGTCACGGGCCTTCTCGGCGGTTTGGCGGGTTGGATGGTCCCGACACCCTCCCAACGCCGCCGGGAGCGTCTCGCGGAGCGTGAGGGCCTCACACGGGCCCCGGTCATCGTTCCCAAGGCGGAACCGAGCCCCGTAGAGGCGTGAGGAAGGCCCCGGGGATCATGTGGACCGTATCGGCGTCGGTCGCCTCCTTCGCCCCGGCCCGGACATACCCGGGGAACCACACGGCCCCGGAAGCCTTCCCGGCGACGATCGCTTCGAGGTACGCGAAGATGTCGACGAAGCGGATGTCGAGATCGGACCCGGTGGCGAAGAGGAGCGGGGCGGCACAATGAACCTCGGCGGCCCGGACGAGCGCGGAGATTTTCGAGGCGTCGACTAGCCACCCGGTCCGGGTGTGCGGCGTCGCCTCCTTGTCGCCGAGCGGCGCCACCTTCGACCCTCGCTCGATCACCTCGGCGGTCGGCCTCTTGATCCGACTCTTGACTTCGACGACGGCGACGGCTTCGTCGTCCGCCGTTCGAACGATCATGTCGATCGGTGAGTAGGTTTCGGGAATGCGGATCACACGAAGGCCCCACGCCTCGCGTATAGCGTCGGCGACGGCCTCCTCGTATTGATCCCCGGCGGAGGTGTAGCGATTCAAAATGGCGTATCCCGGATGACGACGAAGGAAAACCCCGGACGCATCACCGACTCGTCGGGCATCGGCGGGCGTAGTCCGAACGAGTCATAGCGTACAACCCGCATCTCGTAGATGAGCGAGTCATCTCGGACATATCCCGCGTCGTCGATGGCGTCTTCGATCGGCTTGATGATGTTCGACAAGTCGCGGCGTCGCTTGTCGGGCCACCGCACGACGATCTCGACCGACGCCCCGTCGTCCGGGTTCCAACCCTCCGGAGGCGGCGGGATCATCTCCGCGACTTCGGCTTTCCCACGACGCATCGCGGGCGCCGTTACCCAACGCCCCGCCTTCGTCGGGATCAATCTACGGTTCGCGGTGGGCGGGTTGGGAAGGATGAGTTCGGCGTTCATACGAGCGACCCTTGCGTATTGAGGGAAAGGAAGCCGCCATCCAAGTCGGCGATATTCGCTTCCGCGAGATACTCCGCCGCTCGCCGGATGCGTCGCGGCGTGAGGCCGACGGCGTCGATCTCGGCGACGGCGACCATCGGGATAGGTTTACGAAGCAAGCAACGCAAGACGACTTCGGCGTCGGCCCGCGACCATGATGTCGAACCGGGTTCGATGATGTAGCGGCCTTCGTGGTCCAACCATGCAAGACAACGCGGCTCGATGGTTGCGAAGCGGCCTTTCGCTTCGACGACTCGAACGCGGTCGTACGCCTCGCATCCTTGGGGGAGTTCGATTGTCTCGCGTTCGGACGGGCGCCGGAAGGTGACGAGCGCGTCGGCTTCGGCTTCGAACGCCGAGGAGCCTCGGGGCGACGATGCGTTCCCTTTGGCGGTGTGGTGAACGGCGACCACCGCGATCCCTCGGGCGGCGATGCGTTGGAGACTCATCATCGCCCGGCGGACGCAAACCGAATCGTTCTCGTTTTCAACCGCCGCCCAACGCGACACCGGGTCGACGATGAGAACGCCGACGCCTTCGCGTCGTAGTGTCTCGGCGACGGCGACCGCCCAACTATCCACCTCGTCCGGTTCGGGCGGCGCCGCGATCTCCCGGTCCCACACAAGGAAACTTTCGAGGCCGTCGGGGCCGTGGTCGTGTCGGTAGTCTTCAACGAAGTCTTTCCAACCCTTGACTTCCTCGGTGAAGACGGCAACGCCGCCCGGGTCGCGGACCATCGTCGTTCCGACTTTGAGGAACCCCGTAGTCGTGCGCCCGCTTCGAATGAGGCTTTCGGCAAGCGTCCGGATGAACGACGACTTCCCACCTTTACTCTCGCCGGAGATGAGCGTAACGGCCCGCTTGTAAATCCACCCGGGGAAGAACGCGGTTGCCGGAGGGTTCTCCTTCGTCGCGAGGATGTCGCCGCGATATGGTTCCGGGATCACGGCTTGTACCCCGTGCCGAGAACGAGACGCCGAAGCGCGGGCGTCGCCATGTCGCCATCAAGACAACGGAACATCGCGAGGAAGTCTTCCGAAAACTCGTCGTATAGCCACGACGCTTTCGTGAGACGCTCGCCCGAGATGTTGAGCGCTTGCCGTAGGATTTGGCCCCGCGTGTTGCGCGCTCGTTCACCGCCGACGATCAAGGCGAACGCCGTCGGGGCGTCGAACTCCGGATCGGCGTCGACGACCGGGTCGGAACGGGTGACGCCGTAGTGGGGCGCCTTGCTTCGCCGGTGTGTCGTTCGCCAAAAGAAAGACTCGACCACCTCGAACGGGTCGCATTGGTTCGATTCGACGACCTCCAAGGGTGGGCGGGCGAGTTCGTAGATTGCGGCGACCCTCCAAGCGCGGCGGAGAATCGCAAAGTGTCTCTTGCGGTTCGCTCGGAGGTATACGAGCGCCTCCGCCTTTTCGAGTTTGGAACGGTGCATCGATTGCTCCTTCGGGTGGCTAACCCTCCGGGGATAGCGGGCGCCGATGGATCACATCGACGACCCGCCACCCCGGCAAGACTTCCGCAAGATCAAAAGGGAATGTCTTCACCTTTCGCGATTGCGGTGAGGTTGAGGTAGGGGCGACCGCCGTTCTTGTTGGGCTTCTCGACGATGATCGCGTCGAAGGTGTCACCGGGTGCGAGGGTTCTCGCGGTGGTGGCGTTCGCGTCGAAGGCGGTAAAGTATCGACCGCCGTCGTACCCGGTCGCCTCCACCTTCACCATCGAACCCCGCTCCTCGACATTGACCACCGAGAGTCGCGTAGAGCCTCCGCCCGGGGAGGAGGTAGCGGGAGGAGCGCCCGCACCTCCTCGACCCGGGGGAGTAACCGCCGGAGCCACCGGCGATGTATCGGGTGCGATCTCGTCGATGATGTCGAGATGCGCTTCGACGACTTCGCGAGTTACCTCGCGACCCGCCTCGATAAGACTCTTGACGATTGCGACGGTGGTGATTCGGCGATCTTTGTTCATCGGGTCGGCTCCTTGAAGGTGTCCGGGTTTGAGACTTCTAGCGAGATAAGCATGACTTCGGCGGTGTCGTGTTCGACCGAAGCGTATCGGTACGGAAGGAACGGTTCGCTTCCCTTCAACACGCTAACGCCGGGGAGCGATCGGAGATGCCGGAGCGTCTCGGCGAGAACGAGTCGAGCGTCGGCGAGGGTGTCGACCTCGGTGTCGACTCCGATCCCGGGGCCGTCGATTCGAACGATGAAGAAACGGCGGGGGATCTCGTACGGTGGCGCCATCATCATTCACCGGGGTCTTCGGGCAAGAGAACGACGAGCGTACACACGAGGCCGAAGACGACCAACGCCGCGAGGTATGCGTAAGCGATCACGGCTTCACCTCCACCTCAACGGTATCGGCCCCGGTCCACACGAACGGCGTCGACCCGTCTCGCTTGCAAGCGATGCCAACCGTACACGAACCGCGAGAGTAGCGGCGGTCGAACTTGTACACCTCGTCGAGAACGACATGCCGGGATCCGTACTCGTCCGGGGCGACGATCGTGTCGCCGGTCTTGACGAGGCTATGGTCGATTCGAGCGTAGTCGCCGGGCATGGGTTGCTCCTTGTTTGGCGGAAGGGAATCCCCGGGGCCGGACCGTCCGGCGCCCGGGGTCCACAACTCGATTCGATCAAGAGGCCGCGCGAACTTCGACGATCGTGGCGGCGGGGAAGACTTCCGTCGTGTCGTCTTCGTAGCGAACGAAGATCATCTCGGCATTGTTGGCGTGAGTCTTGACGCAATCGAACACCCGCTTTCCGACATCGTTGCGGAAGATTTCGATACCCTCTTCGAGCATCTCGTCGGCCCGTCCGCGTCGCTTGATCGCCTTGAAAATGCGGCTATTAGCCTGCCCGATCCAAAGGGTCCTTTCCAAGGCGTCCCACATTTCGGTATGACCGTTGTCGCGGCGAGCGAAGTCGAGGGTGTACGCGGCTTCAACGAGAGCGCAAGCGTTCGTGTTGAGCAAGCCGTGAATGATCATATGGACAAAATCCCGGTCGCCCGGTTCGGCCTTGATGTCGTGGTTGCCGCTTGCGTACCAAAGCAACACGGTCGCGTAAGCGTTGAGGAGTCGCACCCCGGCGTCGGAAAGGTGGCAACCGATCGAGTTGTTCGCGTTGCCGATCACGACCCAACCGGAGACCGAGACGCTCGTTGACGAACACGACACCGTCAAGTCGGTCGTGTCAATGTTGACGCGCTTCCCCGTTCGATCCGAGGCGAGCCACCCACGGGCATCGGTGTGGTGCGCCCCGGACACAAGCGACTTCGCCTTCGCAACCTCGCGGGCGAGGAGGCGATCGGCGAGTCGCTCGATCCGTCCCTTCATCCACACGGCGCCGTGGTCGGCGAGTTGGAAGGCGGTGTGAACGGCGCCCCGGAAGTCTTGCTTTTCCGCTTCGGCGAGGATGCGGGCGACTTCGTCGGCGGCGGTGGCGGTGGCGGCGTTGTTCTTGTCGTTGCTCATGGGTTGCTCCTTGCCGGTGTCCGGCGTGTGTTGGCTAGAGGCCGTCGGCTAACGGCCATGCGTGAACGATAGCACACGGAAAAGGCGTGTCAAGCCCGTCGAAGAAAAAACCGCCGGATTCCCCGAAAGGAATCGCGGCGGGAGCGGAGGGATCAAGCGTAGCGGTTCAAGGCGCCAAGGTTCGTCTTGAGGATCGAGATCGCCCGAGCGGCGGCCTTGACCTCATACCGATGATCGTAATCCATTGCGGCAAGCGCGACGATGGCGTCGTCGATCATCTCGACCGCTCGTTTGGCGGAACGGATACCTCCGCTTTGGAGGCTTCGAATCGTGCAAGCGCGACGGGCCTCGCAAGCGATCGCGATCCCTCGGGCTTGGAGATCGCGGTAGGGCGTGACACGCCACCGCACCGACTCGCTTGTCGTTCGCCCGGAGACGGACGACGAGGCGGTGACGATGAGAACACACGCCAATCCTCGGTTGCTTCGCTCCATGCGGTCGAAGCGCGTCTCGATGTGGTCGGGCCAATCCTTCATGATCTCGGCGGCTCCTTGCACCTCGCCTTCGGCTTCGGTCGCGAGGATCTCTTCGATCCGCTTGGGCGTGATGTACACATGGTCGGCGGCGGGGGCGGGTTCGCGAATCAACTCGGCAAGTCGGTTAGCGTCGATTGGGGTGATGGTCTCGGACATGGTCGTTGCTCCTTTGGTCGTTCGTGTTGGCGGAAGGTGCCGGGAGGCCCGAAGGCCCCCGGCGAGAGATGAAGGTTTCAAGCGGCGGTCGTGAGGGACCGGCGAAGATGCTCGATCGTCTCTTCGATGGTCTTGATCTCCTCCTTGACGGCATCCCGGGCAAGCACGACTTCGGGGACGATGCC